CCGAGACATTGCCGAGTTGTTGCGAACTAAGGTCATTGATTCTATGAGCTTTGGTTTTAATGTGATTAGAGATAACTGGTCAAAAGATGGTCAGACAAGAACCCTAGAATCGGTTAGATTATTTGAAGTGAGCATTGTTAGCTTTCCGGCCTATCAAGCAACAACAGCACAAGTAAGGTCGGCAGATAGTATCAATCCTGACCAGTTAGCCGATGCTCTCCTAAAGCTAGAATCCGGCGAAGAACTCGATGAGGCTAATGCCAGTTTGATTACTGATGTGGTTAACAAGCTAAAGGCCCAGCCAGAGGTTCAAGAGGCCGAGGATAATGGCTTGAGTATTCTTGACCTAAAGCAAAAGCAGTTTGACCTTCTAATGAAAAGAATTTAAACATGGCAAGCAAGGAAGATATTAAAAGAGCAATCTTGAAAGCTGCCGGCAACCCTTCTGTTGGCGCAATAGCAGACTTAGCCGAGGACCTAGCCAAAGCAGTTTGGGAGCTAGATAACACAAACTCATACAACCCAGCCAAAGAAGCAAGGGTTGTTGAAAGTAAAGAAACCCGGTAGAGTTTTCTTTAGCCCTAGCTCAACCCCCTTTCTGAGCTAGGGTTTTCTTTTGCCTATAAAATTATGACTAACAGCTGAGTGTAAGCACCGCTGTCTCTGTTGAGTGTAAGCACCGCAGGAAATCCATAACCCATTTATTTATAGGAGAATCATGTCCGACTTTATCAAGTCACAGACAGATGCACGCAACAACCTAATCGCACAGGCAAGAGAAGTTCTTGACATTGCACAGGCTGAGAAGCGTGGACTATCTGCCGAAGAAAACCAAAAGATTGCTCGCATCGAAGCTGACATTGACTCAGCTGATACAGCAATCGAAACTGCTCGCAAGCTATCAGAGCGTGAGGCTCGTGCTTCTGAGGCAGCAGCATCATTCGCACCATCAGCTCCAGCAGCACAGAACTCTGATGCTGACATTCTTCGCTCAATCGCTTCTGGCGAAATGCGTGGATACGACTTTGCTCGTGAAGCTCGCACCCTAGTACCATCCAGCAACACCGTTGGTCAGTCCTTCTATGACCAAGTGTTTGAAATCGCTCAGCTAGTTGGCCCAATGCTAACCGTGTCTGAGGTATTCAACACAACCTCTGGTGAAAACCTAGTAATCCCGACAGTAACTGCTACCTCATCCGCAGGTTCAGTAGCAGCTGCTGGAACTATCTCCGAGAGCAACCCAACATTCTCATCCATCACCCTTGGTGCTGAGAAATACGGCGCACTTGTACAGGTAGCTCAGGAATTAGTAACTGACGCCGGATTCAACATCACTAGCTACATCGCACAGCAGCTTGGAACCTCTTTGGGTCTACAGGCTAACTCTGTCCTAACCACAAAGCTTTCCGCAGCCGCTGGCTCGGTAGTAACTGGTGGAACTGGCGTTGCTGGTGCTGCTTCATACGAAAACCTAATTGACTTGGTTTACGGCATTGCAGACGGTGCAAGAGTGTTGCCGGGTCTTGGATTCCAAATGTCCAAGTCTGGTATCGCAGCAGCTCGCAAGCTAAAGGATGGCGCAGGAAACTACATCTGGACCAACTCAGCAGTACCGGGACAGCCAGCAACCTTGCTTGGTTACCCAGTATTTGAGAACCCAAATGTTGCCGCAGTTGGCACCGGAACAAAGAGCGTGCTCTTTGGACACTTGCCTTCCTTCAAGGTTCGTGTTGCTGGTGGAATCCGTGTTGACCAGAGCGCAGACTTTGCGTTCAACACAGACACCGTCACTTACAGAGGTCTAATCAGACTTGATGGTGGATTGACACACGCTACCCACATTGGGTACTTCAAGGGTGGAGCAAGCTAAACCCTAGCTCCCCAGTAAAAAGCTGGCAGGGGTCGCAGAGCGTAGGACTGCGGCCCCTGTCTTTTTTTGCTATTGTTTATGTATGCCTACAAATAAAGAGAAACTCAACGGAGCTGTAAGCCTTTGGTCTAACAGCTACAACGCACCAACCGGATACGGACAACAAGCGACTATGTTGCTTGACCGACTCAAACGCTCTGGCCTTGATGTCGCAATGCTTTCTAACTATGGGCTTGAGGGAATCCCCGGCACAATCTCAACCCCTTATGGAAAAGTTCCACACTACCCAAGAGGCCTTGACCTTTATTCAAATGATTCCGGTCCGGTTGACCATAAGGCTTTTATCTCACAGCACGACAAACCAAATCTTTTTATAAGTCTTTACGATGTCTGGGTTATGAAGTCAAAGCTTTATGATGACTTTCCAATCGCAGCTTGGACACCACTAGACCATGTAATCTTGCCACCCGGAGTTGAGAAGTTCCTACGCAAAGAGAATGTCACGCCAATAGCGATGTCACCTCACGGAGTTAGACAGCTAACCGAAAAGGGTATTGCTTGTGAGTACGCACCTCACGCAATAGATACAAAAGTTTACAAGCCAACAAGTAAGATAGGCAAACACGAGATAAACGCCTACATGGGACTAGAGCAAGACCAGTTCCTAGTCGGTGTTGTTGCGGCTAACAAGGCATCAGGTCTAGTACACCGAAAAGCTTTTGGCGAACTTATCCTTGCATTTAGTATCTTCGCTAAGTCGCACCCTGATGCTGTTCTCTATCTACACACAGATGCTATGGGTCAAGCTGGTGGCTGGAACTTACTAAACATCTTGAACTCTGTAGGTATCCCTAAAGAGCAAGTCATCTTTCCTAACCCCAATGATTACAGATTCGGATTAGCTCAGTCTGACCTCGCTGCTCTTTATAGTCGAATGGATGTCTTGCTTGCGCCTAGCTTCGGTGAAGGTTTCGGCGTTCCTAGCGTTGAAGCTCAGGCTTGTGGCACTAGGGTAATCGGTTCTAACTGGGCAGCTACCCCGGACCTAGTAAGCGAAGATTCTTGGCTAATAGATGGGCAGCTAAGTTGGGATGCCGGTCAAGATGCTTGGTGGATGACCCCAAGTGTATCTAGTCTAGTTAATGCCCTTGAGGAGTCTTACAAGGCCGAGCGTGGACCATCACAGATAGCCATAGACTTTGCCAGCCAGTTCGATGTTGAAAAGGTATGGGAAAATAGCTGGATGCCGATTCTAAGAAAGTTACTAAAATGATTCCTGTCCTAGCCTTTCCAACCTTTGCTAGGCATGACCTAGCTCAAAGAATGATTGACTCGATTGATTACCCGGTTGAGCATCTTGTAATCGTTGATAATTCTGGCAAGCAAGAGTTTAAACCTGTCAAGCCAGAGATAGTAAAAAACCTTTGGCTAATACCTGTTCCATTTGGTGTTGGCCCAGTAGCTGCTATGAACTTTGTTACTAAGTCTACGCCCCACGCGAAGTATTGGGTCTTTGCTAGTGAGGACACTTATTGTGCGCCCGGTGCTTTAGAAAAGATAGCCAATGAGGTTGACACCGAGGCTCTAAACTTTACCGATGCTGTGCCTGACTGGGCCTTTGTTGTTATCGGTGAAGGCGTAGTCCTAAAGGCTGGGTTAGCAAGCGAGTTGTTTCACCCACTCTATTTTGATGACAATGACTATGAAAGAATAATTGATGCACACGGAATACCTAAAAAGCGCATCCATGCGACTATCTATCATGACAACAGTTCGACTATTGCCGCTGGCTATGGGCCGAAGAACGCTCAGACCTTCTCGATAAACCAAAGACTTTATGAGCAAAGGCGAGCTGAGAATAACCTTAATGGTGGCGAGTGGTCGCTACAGATAAGGCGAAACAACAGCTGGGACTAAAGAGCTTTTTTAGTATCCTTTTCATTCAGTAGAATAGGAAACATTATGGCAATCACTCAAGGCTATGCCTCACTTACTCAAGTCAAAGCGGCACTCCGAATCACAGACACCGTAGATGACACGCTACTTGAGATGGCAATCGAGTCAGGCTCAAGAGCTATTGACGGATACACCAACCGGAGCTTCTCACCACTTGGAACAGCAACTAGAATCTTTACTCCGAACGACTACCTAATCACAGAGATTGATGACCTAATTACTTTGACCGAATTAAAAACCAAGTCAGATGATGACGGAAGCTTTGACCAAACTTGGACCGCTAACGATTACCAGCTTGAGCCTCTAAACGGCAGAGTTGACGGATTGCCTACTTCATACACACACATACGAGCTGTTGGTGATTACTTATTTACGCAATGGGAAGGTGAAGCAACTGTACAAGTTACCGGCACTTGGGGTTGGGCAGCAGTTCCAATCGCTGTAACCCAAGCTTGTGTCATTCAGTCGAGCCGAATCTATAAGCGACTAGATAGCCCACTCGGTGTGGCAGGTATCTCTGACATCGGAATTATGCGAGTTAGTAACCAGCTAGACCCGGATGTCGCTCAGTTGGTTGGCCCTTACCGCAGAATTAGGTTCGCATAGTGGCACTCATTAGCGAGCTCAGAACAGCTCTAGCTACTAACCTTGGAACTATTCCGGGATTACGCACGAGCGCAGAAATGCCTGACAATCCGAACCCACCGATTGCCTTAGTTAGACCAACAACTGTCGACTATAACCAAGCCTTCAATAAGGGTCTTACACTTTACAGATTTTCCGTTGTGGTCGTTGTTGGCAGAGCAGCGGAAAAGTATGCGCAGAGGTCGCTTGATGCCTTTTGTTCTAGCACTGGCACCTCAAGTATCAAGAACGCAGTAGAATCAGATAAGACACTTGGTGGCAAAGCCTATGACTGCCGAGTGACTGAAATGACAAATTACACACCCATCCAAATGAATGATGGCACTTACTTAGCGGCAGAGTTTGCTGTTGATGTATTTGCCGATTAGGAGAAACATAAATTGGCAAAATTCGTAGCAACTGACTATAAAGTCACCATCAACGGAACCAACCTCAGCACTTCGCTTGCCTCGGTTGAGCTTCCAATAGAAATTGATGAGCAGGAGACAACAGCCTTCGGGTCTGAGTGGCGTACTAGGATTGCGGGCCTAAAATCTGGCTCAATTACTCTAGAGTTCCATCAGGACTTTGCGGCTGGCGCACTTGACTCAATTCTTTGGCCTCTACTAGGAACTAACGCAACTGTAACTGTTGTCCCAACTTCAGGAACTGTAAACTCAAGCAACCCTAGTTACTCAGGTTCATTCCTTGTTACTCAGTACACTCCCTACGCTTCCACGGTGGGAGACCTCGCAACTGTGAGTCTGTCGTGGCCGCTAAGTGGAGCACTAACCCGAGCAACAGCGTAGAACCATGCAAATCCCTTTCAAAGTTGAGTTTGTAGATGGTTCTAAGGAATCAGTTGTTTGTAGCACCCCGGACTTTATCGCCTTCGAGGATAAGTTCAACCTTGCTGTAACAACGATTCAAAAAGACCCACGCCTGACTTACCTTGCCTACATTGTTTGGAACGCCCTACGCCGCAAGAAGCAAACTGACAAGAGCTTTGAGGACTTTGTGAATACCCTTGAGAACATCGA